CCTATTGTGCAGAATCCTCAAATGCAACTGGATCTTCCTGTAGATCAATCAGTTACTGAAACAAGATTCTACTTCAATGCAAAAGCCACACTAGCTGAAACACTACGCGGAGATTTCGCAATGACGCAAGACAGCGAGGGTTGGTATTTAACAGCAGCTCAAGGTTCTACTAAATTTCTAGAAGCACAACGAGCATTTGGTATACCTAAGGTAAAACAAGTTAAACTAAAAGAAGTTAGAATTTCGGACTACACAGGTCGTGCCAGTACAATAGGTGATGAAAACGCTACTAGTCCAATAGGCAGTTTACCACACCAAGGACGCAGACCCGCATAAATATACAATAAGGTATTGAAAAATGGATGAATTAATTAAAGCAATGAAAATTGCATTCAGCACAGAATTTAGTTTTTATTTAAAAGCACACTACTTTCACTGGAACGTTGAAGGTTCAGACTTTTTAGAATATCACGATTTATTTGGAAAAATCTACGAAGAAGTCTACGGCAGTATTGATCCGTTCGCTGAAAACATTCGTAAGCTAGGCAGTTATACACCTGGCAGCTACACCCGATTCAGTATGCTAAGTCAAATTGAAGATGAAACCACAGTATTGCCTAAGGACCAAATGGTTGCTGAATTGCTGGCAGACAACAACAAAATCCTTAAAGTAATCAAACTGGTCTACGACTTAGCAGAACGCGAAGGCCAACATGGTCTCAGCAACTTTCTGGCTGAACGACTAGATGCACACCAAAAGCACGGTTGGATGCTGAGAGCCAGTCTTAAATAATTAATGAACAGTTATTATTGCAGTGCTGTAGACACAGGTCTATTTGTGTCTGTTGAGGGTGGTGTTGGTGTTTGTTGTAGTGGCGATGGATATTTCGGATCGGTAAGACAACAACCAGTTAAAGATATTTTCCAACAAAACAAATTTATTCAACTGCAACAAGATTTAAGATCAAATAAACCGAATAATTATTGTAATGGCTGCTATAAAATCGAAAATACTGCTCCTGGCAGCAGTCAATGGTCAGCATTTAATGATCAATTTCCTTCAGCAAATAATCAAAGAAAACTAAAATTAATTGATATAAGATGGAGCAATGTTTGTAACTTAACATGTCGATATTGCAACACGCATGACAGCAGCGAATGGCGTCGATTAAGAAATTTACCAATTGAATCAGTTAACAGAGATTATACAGAAACATTATTCGATCTAATAGAAGAAAACTTAGATACTATTGAATGTGTTTATTTGTTAGGTGGGGAACCTTTGCTACAAAAACATAACATAAGACTGCTAGATATTTTACCCAAACATGTCAAAATAGATATTTTAACTAACGGCAGTGTAGACCTAAATAAAAACAAAGTCTATGAAAAATTAAAACAGTTTAAAAACACCTATTGGAATTTAAGTTTTGATAATGTTCAAGATAGATTTGAATATGTAAGAGCAGGCGCAGACTGGAATTTACTAAATCAAAATATAGAAATTATGAAAAAAGATTTTACAGCCAACAATGTAACACTCCATCCTGTGTACACAATATGGAACAGTACAAGACTGCGTGAGCTTTATGATTTTGCAGATCTAAAAGGAAATATGAGAGTCAATTGGCAGTTGGGTTTGGCTACTGAAGATCATATGAATGACGCCACAGACAGCTTTTTAGTATTTGGCCACAATAAATCAGTAATTGATTTGGCTCTGCAAGAAATTGACAGTTTAGAATTTGATGATTATTTTTTAACAGGTGTTAAACAAAGTTTATTGGACGATGTTGAAGACGCGACAAAAGGTTCGAGATTCGTAGCATGGACTGAACGCAGTGAACAAATTGTTAAACCAAAACACACATTTGCAGAACTTTGGCCTGAATTAAATAATATATTGAGCAAATAGACCTTGGCCTTAGGACCGGGTAGGCGGCTGCTGCCTTGACTTATACGATTCGCTACCGTATAATCTAGAGTGAGCACTTTTCAATTAGGAGAATCCATGAGTGACTATAATCGCAGCTTTAACGGTGAAGCAAAAATCAAACTTACACAATTGATTTCTGAAGGTATGCAAGTTTTGCAAGAAGTTGAAGACTTGAACACTGGACTTAACGAAACTATTAAAGCCATTGCTGAAGAACTGGAAATTAAACCAGCCACACTGAAAAAAGCAATTAAGATTGCACACAAGGCCAAGTTGGGCGAAACTAATCGTGACCACGACGAGCTTAATACCATTTTAGAAACAGTAGGTAAAACTCTTTGAGTGAAAAGGTTACTAACTGGTGGTATGGTGCTCGTCAGTTTATTGTAAACGACTGGCACAGTAACCCTGTTCGTTTTGTATTTGAAATGATAGCATGGGCGATCAGCATTGGCTGTAGCCTAACCTACGCTATCACAGTACCTAACTTGCCATTTGTACCATTGTATGCTGCTTTTATTTTAGGCTGTGTAATCAGTGCAGGCTGTGCTTACAGCAGAGGCAGTTTTGGTATCTTTGGTAATTATGTATTGTTGGCCACCATTGACAGTGCGGGCCTAATTAAGTTATTATTACAGACTTATGTCCTACATTGACGCATTATTTGACAAACAGCGTGACAGAATTCATGTAGTTGAACGGGTAAATGGTCAAAGACAGTACCAAGAATATCCAGCCAATTACATATTCTATTATGACGACCCAAAGGGTAAGCATCGTACTATCTACGGCACTCCAGTAACTAGATTCGCCAGTCGTAACGGCAAAGAGTTTCACAAAGAACTTAAAATACAAAGCGGTAAGCGGGTATGGGAAAGTGACTTCAAGCCTGTGTTTAGATGTCTTGAAGAAAACTATCTCAATGCTGAACCTCCTAAACTACAGACAGCATTCTTTGACATTGAAGTAGACTTTGATCCTGAGCGGGGTTTCAGTCCTGTTACTGATCCATTTAATAAGATTACTGCTATCAGTGTATACTTGGATTGGATGGACAAGCTGGTAACACTGGCGCTGCCTCCCAAGAACATGAGCTGGCAGACGGCCGAAGAAATTGCAGCCAAGTTTGATGACACTTACATTTTTGAGAGGGAAGAAGATCTACTAGACACTTTCTTAAACTTGATTGATGACGCAGACATACTATCAGGTTGGAACAGTGAGGGCTATGATATTCCTTACACTGTAGGACGCATTACTCGTGTGCTGAGTAAAGACGATACTCGTAGGCTGTGCCTATGGGGACAGTTTCCCAAACAGCGTGAATTTGAACGATTTGGTGCAGTCAATGTAACCTTTGACTTAATTGGTCGTGTACATTTAGATTACATGCAACTGTATCGCAAGTACACCTATGAAGAACGACACAGCTACAGTTTGGATGCCATTGGTGAATATGAGCTGGAAGAACGCAAAACTGCTTATGAAGGCACACTGGATCAACTGTACAACAAAGACTTTGAAACTTTCATTACTTACAACAGGCAGGACACTCGCTTGCTGGCGAAACTGGATAGAAAACTTCGTTTTCTAGATTTGGCAAATACCATTGCTCACGATAACACGGTGTTATTGCAGACTACAATGGGTGCCGTAGCAACTACTGAACAGGCAATTATTAATGAAGCACACAGTCAAGGATTGGTCGTCCCTAACCGGAAAGGTCGAGAAGAAGATGGAGAAACGCAGGCCGCAGGTGCCTATGTTGCTTATCCCAAAACGGGCATGCACGAATGGATTGGCGCCATCGACATCAACAGTCTCTACCCCTCAGCCATTAGAGCGCTCAACATGGGACCTGAGACTATCGTCGGACAACTAAGACCGATAATGACTGAAAAGTATATTCAAGACAAGATTGCCGCGGGCAGTAGCTTTGCAGCAGCTTGGGAAGGCTTGTTTGGCAGTCTTGAATATGAAGCAGTAATGCGTGGCGATCCCAGTGTTGAAATTACTATAGACTGGGAACAAGACGGCACAAGTGATATTCTCAGTGCAGCAGATGTTTGGCGACTGGTATTTGACAGCAACAAGCCCTGGACTATCAGCGCCAATGGTACTATCTTTACCTATGAGCGTAAAGGTATTGTGCCAGGCTTGCTGGAGCGTTGGTATGCTGAACGAAAACAAATGCAGGCCAGGCTCAAAGAAGCTGCTACACCTGAAGATCAAGAATACTGGGACAAGCGTCAGTTAGTTAAAAAGATTAACTTGAACAGTCTGTATGGTGCTATTTTGAATCCAGGCTGTAGGTTCTTTGATCAGCGTATTGGTCAAAGTACTACATTGACAGGTCGTACTATCGCCAAGCACATGGACAGTTTTGTAAATGAAGCTATCACTGGCAAGTATGATCATGTAGGTGATGCAGTGATATATGGTGACACTGACAGTGTGTACTTCAGTGCATGGCCTGCTATAAGGGAAGATGTTGAAGCTGGTCGCATGGAATGGAACAAAGACATTGCTGTGCAGGTCTATGACAACATTGCTGATCAAGTTAATGAAAGCTTTCCTGCATTCATGGAACGGGCTTGTCATTGTCCCAGAGAAAACGGCGCAATTATTAAAGGCGGTCGTGAAATCGTAGCCAGTAAAGGCCTATTCATTAAAAAGAAACGCTATGCTGTATTGATATATGACAAAGAAGGCAAGCGTCAAGATACTAAAGGCAATCCTGGTAAAGTAAAGGCCATGGGACTTGATCTCAAACGCAGCGATACTCCCAAGATTGTTCAGGACTTTTTAAGTGAGATCTTGTTAGATGTACTGACGGGTGCTGACCGTGATGCTATTGTAGAAAAAGTAAAAGAATTCAAATACAAGTTTCAAGAGCGTCCACCATGGGAAAAAGGTACTCCCAAGCGTGTTAATAACCTGACCAAATATTCAGCAGAAGAAGCAAGACTGGGTAAAGCCAATATGCCTGGACATGTTCGCGCAGCCATGAACTGGAATAATCTGCGCCGTATGCACAGTGACAACTACAGCATGGCCATTGTAGATGGTATGAAGACCATTGTGTGTAAACTAAAAGATAATCCTCTGGGCTACACATCAGTAGGTTATCCCACAGACGAAACACATATTCCACAGTGGTTCAAAGACTTGCCCTTTGATGACAACGACATGGAAGATACCATTGTTGATCAAAAGATTGATAACTTGCTGGGTGTGCTGTCTTGGAACTTAAGCGAAGCCACAGATATAAGATCTACTTTTACTTCCTTGTTTAGTTTTGAATAAAATGAAATTAAGTGAATTAGTTAGATTAAGAAATAATTTAAAAGAAATCAACTTTGATATCTTAAATCAAAATGTTGAGTTGTTAGACGCCGCACTTAGTAAAAATACTACAATGCCTTTGCATGAAAATTATAAAAATAATTTAACAAATCTAATTGATTTTTTAGATAAAACAGAAACAGAAATTAATTTACAGCAAAAATATTTAAATGATCTAATAGAAAATATAGAACAGGAAATTGATGAAATAACATTTCCTATGAGAAAATTAGGTTATAAGATAAATGAATTTTATGGCTCAGCTTTATCAAACTGTGAACAAGAAAGAACAGAAAGAAAATTAGAAATTTCTGACGATGAACGAGGAGAAATAGGCACAATTGTAAGGTCCTACACTGATTGGCATTATCCAACATTAGAAATAGGGCCGGGCGATGGTGAATGGACAGAAAGTCTTGTAGCCAGTGATCCTTTATACCTTGTAGATAGACATGAAGAATTTTTAAATTCTACACTGTCAAAATTTAACGAAGTTTATAGACGACGAGTAAGAGCTTACCAAACTGATGCACATGGGATACCCACTTTTTACTTGGGTATGCTGCCAAAAAATCAGTTTGGCTTTATATTTGCTTGGAATGTAGTGAACTTTTGGCCCTATGAAGAAACTCGATATGTTTTAGAACAGTGTTACGATTTACTAAGACCCGGTGGATCCATGATGTTTAGTTTTAATAACTGCGATGTTGTTCAAGGCGCTGAATATGCCGAAACAGGATTTAAAAGTTACCTTACACCAAAACTTTTGAATACTATATTCCAAGAATTAGGCTTTGTAGTAAAACACTATAGATCAACCAGCGTCAATGTGCATTGGGTGGAAATACGAAAACCCGGTGTGCTTACAACTATAAAACGACATCAAACATTAGGCAGAATTTGTTCTGTTGGTGCTTGACAAATCTAAATAAACCTTATACACTTAACCTTATTGGAGAAACTATGAAAGACCATCTATTAGACATCGTACAACATACTCATGGCTTGGGCGTAATCGACCTTGTTAAAATTGTAGGCACAGACACAGAAACCAAATTGGAAGCCATTGCTGAAGATCGCAGTGTTATTCTACAGGCCAAATTCAAAGGCGTTGTGGGAGAATTTGTAGGCACATTTGGTATGCCTAACTTGAACAAATTGAACACTATTTTGAACATTCCTGAATATAGAGA